TGATGTTTTCGATTTTGGTTTCATCCAGACGGCTCTGGATGAGTGCATAGACGTCCGTTTCGCCGGTTTTTACCAGTTCCCGGCCTTCGTCCGTTACTTTGTATTCATACTCCGGTTCTCGGCCGTTGCCGGTCAGGCTCGTATGCCTTACTTGCCCGCTGTATGCGCTCCGAAACTCACTCATTGGGCTTGCCCTCACATACCAGCGTTTTGGTGTTGTCCACAATCTCGCCGGTTTCGTCTTCCATGGTGCAGATGTAAAAAAGCTGGAAGTCATCCGGTTTGACGCTGATAAAGCTGTCTTTGTTCTTCTGCTGGCTCTCGAAGACCCGGCTTGCAACAGCGTCGTTCTGGAGTTCGATGAGGCCGCTGTGGTTCTTGGCGACCTTGTCATAGACTGCGTAGTATCTCTTAAGCATTAGAGTCTGGTGCCTCCTCTCATGTTCTTCGGGCTGACGTTGACGGCTTTAGTCTTTTTTGCCGTCTGGGTAAAGACCTTTTTGTCTTTACTGCTGGTCATCTTTGTGCGTTTTGCCATTGCTGTCATCCTCCTTGTCGTGTAGTGCGTGATAGATTGCGTCCAGCTTCTCCAAGATTTCCATCATGATTTTGATGGCTTTCTCGATACTCTTCATACTGATGATCGCCACTGTTTCACCTCCATTTCTGCCTTTTGGTCTTTGTATTTGTAGATTTCTTCTATGATGGCTTTCGCCTCCTCTACAGTATACGCTCTTTTGAGTTGTCTGTAAAGTTTTCGGATGAAATATTCACATTCGTCCGGTGTTTCCGGCCCTCTGTATCCTTTATACAGTTCATAATATGCTCTATCGTACATTTTTAATTCTCCTTTTCCGTGAAGCAGATTTCTACGGTTTCTATTTTGTACAGTGTATACAAGCCCGGGTGCTTTCCTGCGTATGTCTTTACTTCTCTCTTTGCTTCTTTCGGTTCTGCCACAAACTTTTCGATAGTGGTCTCTTTTCCGTCTTTTTTGAGCTTTCGGATTTCATAGGTGTGTTTCATGGTTTTCTCCTTTCTTTCTGTGATTTTATTATATCATTTTTTTATAAAAAGTCAGTAAAAATTTTAGCTGTGCTATGTATTGAAGGTCATGCGCTAGGCGCGGTGCGCCGTACGAAGAGCATGACGTGGCTTTCCGGCTGACTGCCGTGCTGCCTTTAATTCGAGTTTTCAACATTTTGTGGAAAACTTATACTTTTCAACATTTTCAACATACTTTTCAACATCGTTATACGAAATAGATTTTAGTCTGGTAAAGTGTTTCAACATTTCAACAAGTTTTCAACAAAGTTTTCAACAATGAAATATGCTTATTTTTTACGATGCTACGTTTCAAATTTATAGTTTTCAACTTTTCCACAGCCCCTACTACTACTACTACAACAAGTTATATATAATAAATGATGCTTTTAAATACACGTGCGTGCGTGCGCGTTTCGCGCGTGCGTGCGCGTGTAATTACTAGAAGTTAACTCGAAAATACGCTCTGTATTTTCGTAACTCTCGGCAGCCCCCTACGAGGGGGCGCAGACGAAAGGGGGTCTCCCGTGGCGACGGGAGACCCCCTTGTTTGGTGCTTTTAATTAGCCGTGAATAGCTGTGAAGCTTGGGTGTGGGCCTAATCCTCATCTTGATAGGATTAGGCCCACTGACACTATAATAGCCCTCTGGCCTTTTTAAACCTCTGCCGTTTTGTCTCTTCTTCTACCTTTGCTTCCTGTTCGATGGTCAGCCCTGTATTGCTCATTTTGAGCTTTAGTGCATTGATCGCACTCTCTTGTCTCTTGCGTTTTGTCTCCCATAGCTCTTTTGGCCGCTCGCTCTCGTACTTTTTATCAAAGTACCTTGGTATCGGCCTTTTTTTACCGTTGAAGTATAGCCCATCATCTGCGTACATCTGCTCTTTATGGCTCGTGTAATAGTCATAGCCTAGACCCGGATTTCTTGACATACAACAGTATGGCGGTGTTAAACCTAATTCTCTATATCTTTTGTTGTCGTTACCGTATGTCTTTTTTGTCACATATCCTGCTACATAAGCCATCGTTTCCGGTGATGCTTCTGCGATGATGACGTTACCCATTCCCCAGATTTTGTTTATCTCTTCGCTTTCAAAGTACGGATTATCACCCCTTTTTTTCTTTAGGTCTGGTATCTCCAAACCATAATAAATGCCGTGATGATGTGGTCTTCCCGTGTTTTCGCCGTATTCGCCACAGTAAAAATATCTCAGGTCTAAGCCCCATTTATCGGACATTTCTTGTTTTTTGCGTAGTCTCTTGTTGAAGCGTACCATGTCTTCTTGTAGGAGAATTTGCACCACTTCCGGTGCGTCTCCGGTCGTCCACTGATGCACTGCGCCTCTTATGATCTCGCCGGTTGCCCTTACCATTCCTGGTATGTGTTCTTGATCCCATGTTAGGGTCAAAAACCATACTGGTGATAGTGTTTTTGACTCCATTAGCATTCTTGTTTCCCAGTCTTGCCGCTGTCTGAGTCTGCACCCGAGACATTTGCCACATGGTAGTAGCATCACGTCTGTGCGGTATGCGAGGCTCTCATACGTTGCTGTTGGATTGTGTGCTCTTTCGCGGTATGTTTCCAGAGTCATGATTGATCCTGTTATGTTGTGGTCATTTGGGTTGTATATTCTGATGAGTGGTCTTGCGCAACTCATTTATCTGCCCCTTCCTGCGCCTGCTCCGTGGCTTCTACCGCCACCCATTGTCGTGCTTTTGCCGCTGTTGTTGTTTTGGTTGAGCCATCCGGTCAAGTCCGGGAAGTCCGTCTGATAGCTGTTGTAACCGCTGCTGTGCATTTCGCCGCTTGAGTCTGTCCAGTTCCAACTTTCGGCTTTGGTCTTTGAGTAATTTGCGGTTGTGCCGGAGATCGTCGGCATACCTGCCGACTGTGTTCCAACGCTCGGCGCACTTATGCTGCTTTGCCCGATTGTGCCTTGTGCTCCTCCCGGTGTGCTTGCTCCGCCCTGTTGGTATGCGAGTATCGGGTTTAGGCCGGCTTTTTTCATGTCGGCCATTGCCCTCTGATAGCTTGTGTTACTCATGCGCTCCTGCCATGCTCTGTTAGCTGCTGCCTCTGCGGAGTTGTAGGACATTGCTGCGTCCTGCTGGATGCGATTGTAAACGCCCTGCTGGATAGCTCCCAGAGTGTTTAAGCCCAGTGCCATGAGAGAGTTTTTGTTGTTTTGCATGCTCTGCATGCCTTGTGCTTGTTGGCTCTGCCCCAGAAAGTATTTTGCCAGCTCTTTTGTCTGGTCCATGTTTACTCCGCTTTCGCTGGTCATGCTAGAGCCGCCTTCGCCGTGCGCTTGGTTGTAACTGTCAGCTGAGGTGCTGCCGCTGCCCGACGTGCCTTTGAGCGCGTTAAAGATGCCTGTTCCGGCGTTTATAAGACCGCTTACGCCGCCCAGTACTTTCGCGCCTGTTGATAAGGCTCCTAATAAGGCTGGTATTGCCATTTTCAAAAATAGCCGGGGTTTTGTCCCCGGCTGTCTCCTTTCTTTTGGTTATATTGCTGTATCTGGGTGTTGTGCTGCTACGCCTGTTTTCGGCGTTTTGCCCAATTTAGTGATGGTCGATGAGGCCGGGAATGCTGTACACCGGCATGCATCTGGTTGTTTTGTTCATAAAGTAGAAGTCCGCGATGAAGTCCGGCTGAGACTGTACCGCCAGTGTTCTCTTCATTTCGGTGTCGTTCTGCTCCATCCATGTCGTACTCAGCGTGGGCAGTGTGCTGTAATCTTGTGCGTAGTGCCAGCTGTCGAGGCTCTGCGCCGCGTTGCTTCGGAACAGTCCGGTAACCTTGCTTGGCTTATACCGATAGTCGGCCCATGCTTCCTGATAGCCGAACGCTTCGTTATCTTTTGCGTTGCCCTGTGCATAGATTTCCTTGTTGAGAATAGCCTGTTCGCCGATGTTTGCCAGTACCGGCCAGTAGTAATCATACCGGCCTTTGCGGCTCCACATGCGCTCGATACCCTGCTGATAGGTCTGATCGGTACGGACGACTGCCAGACCCATGATAAACCCGTGTTCCGTAAAGGACTTGGTAAACATAGGTTTGTTCATCGTGGTCACACTCAACGCCGCTGTGTTGCCCAGCGGACTCGTGCTGTCGGTCGAAGAGGTCTGGATAACCTGAGATACATTGATAGGCAGTCTGTAGCCGCCCAGATATTCCGGAATCTGCATACGAGAGTCAGGAGAGATAACCCCGAAGTGCTCGCGCAGTACCTCGCGGTATCTCGTGCCGCCTCG